CTGTATGGACATCTTGAAGGGGATACCAGAAGGCAGTATAGACATGATTTTGTGCGACCTGCCCTATGGTACAACGCGGAATAAATGGGATGTTATCATCCCGCTGGAGCCGCTATTGGCGCAATACAGGCGCATAATCAAAAGCAATGGCGTTATAGCACTGCACAGCGATATGCCATTTACAGCGGCCCTTGTAAGCGCTGGGAAAGACTTGTACCGGTATGAGCTGATATGGGTAAAGGAAAACGGTAGCGACTTTCTGAACGCAAACCGCAAGCCCCTGAAAGCGCATGAAAGCATCCAGATATTCTATAAGCACCAGCCGACTTATAACAAGCAATATGCGGACGGAAAGCCCTATAAGAATAGGGGGGGGCAAGGCGAAAGACTTCCAAAAAACTGGGGAAAGTTTCGTGACGACATCTTAACAGACTGTAGTGACGGCAAGCGGAACCCTACAACAATCCTGAAATTCCAAAGGGAAAAGGGATTGCACCCCACCCAAAAGCCTGTAAAGCTGGAAGAATGGCTGATTAAGACGTACACAAACCCAGGCGAGACGGTATTAGACAACTGCATGGGTAGCGGAACAACCGGAGTAGCCTGTATCAACACAAATAGAGACTTCATCGGGATAGAGAAGAACCCCGACTATTACAAAACGGCCATAAGCCGGATAAAGGAGGCACAGGACAATGGGAAGCAGGGCGACCAAAAGAAACAGCCCGATCATGATTGATAATGACCCTGATAATGTGCCGGAAGGGAATCAAAGGCGCATTGAATTTTTGCTTGTGATATCCCAGCTTCCCAAAATAAGCACAAACGACCTGCCGGCCCTCAGAAAACGCTTTTATGACTATCTTGATTTATGTGTCAAGTATAACATGAAAGTAGGCAACATGGCGGCGTATGCTGCTATGGGAGTGGATAGAGACACTGTAAACTGCTGGGAAAGCGGAAAAAGGCGCAGCTCGCAAAAGGAATACCAGGAATTCGCGCGAGAAATAAAGCGTGTATGCGGGATGTACCGGGAAATGCTGATGCAGGATGGTGCGATCAACCCGGTAACAGGGCTATTCTGGCAGAAAAACTACGATGGACTGCAAGACCAGCAAGAAATCATTACCGCAGCAAAAGACCCGTTAGGTGAAAATATGTCCCGCAAGGAAATAGAAGACAGATTCAGTGCCGACTTTGTAGAGATAGACGACTTTAAGGAAGTCAAAGAGCCGGAGCAACTGATAGAACCGGTTCAAACAAAGCCACGCAGGGAAAAGAAACAAGCAAAAGAAACTGAATAAACGAAAACAGAGCATCTAGCAGCATATAAACAAACTGCCGGGTGCTCTTTTATTATGCCTATAACCACGCAAAGAAACGCGCTATCCGCTTAAATGCCATAGTAAAGCCTAAAACCAGCGCGGAAATGCCTGTTAAAGGCAGCAGTAAACCCCAAAAAAGCGGGAAAGTAGAGAGGAATAAAGCCCAAAAGAGGAAATGAAAGCCCAAAAGAAGGAAAAATAAAGCAGGGAATAACGCGACCGACTTGCCGTCATCATCAAAAAAGACACATCAACACGAATGATTATCCCTACTTCAAAATCATATCTTGAAACAAATCTCCATGCGAAATGGTCAAAATCACGGGGTATATACCTGAATCATGAAACAAAAGTGCATAATTCAAACCCAATTCGACTTTGCCGGAGATTTTTTCGCGCAAAATCATTCGACTTTCAGGCAGGGGATGTCCCTTCGACTTTGGGAGCGTTTCGACTTTGGTTCGACTTTCAAACCCGCTCGACTTTGGGAGCAGGGTGTAAAACGGCGCACCCTGACCGCAGCACCTTACGGCCCGGCGGATGCACCCAGGGACGGCCCCAGCTGGGCAAAATGTGCCTTTTGGGTGCATATTTCGCTAAATAATGATTTAGCGAACATCGAATTGACGCTGCAACGTGTATTAAATTTTGGAGGCAGCCCAAAAGCACAAAAGTGCATAAAAAAAGCGCCTCCGGGGATGCCGGAAGCGCTGAAATTCATTCGACTTTCAAACCGATTCGACTTTAGTTCGACTTTGCCCGCCGGGTTCCAGATGGGGCACGCAAGCCAGGCGGGTGATCTGGTGGGGTGTTACTTGCTTGCATCGCGCTCCATGCGCTCCTTGCAGGCCTGCAGAATGTAACTGTTTACGCTCTCCCCGGCGGCTGCTGCTGCAATCTGCAACCGCTCGGCGTTTTCTGGCCGTGTGCGTACTGTAATGGTTTTTTGCGTGGCCAAATACCGCGCGTTTCCTGCTCTTTTTGCATCCGTTGACATGGCTGCCCTCCTTATTATTTGCATATTATAAGGATAGTATAACACGGCCCGCAGGAACATGCAAGCATGTAAAAATTAACTATATTCATGCTATCAAAATTGTGCAATCATACAATGTTCATGCTAGCATGTTGACATATTACATGCTAGCATGTATAATATAGACATCAAAGGAAAACAGCCCAAAGGGCAGGAGGTAACAAAAATGAAAATCACAGACGGCAAGCGCACGGTGGAGATCAACATCATGACATGGAACGGCGCCGGGTGTGGCCCGGACTTGGCGGAAGAGTATTTCAACGCGGGCGCGCTCCCGTACGATGAGGAGAAGGATGCCTACACGGTGCAAGATGTACAGTATTGCATCGACATGGCAGAGGGCACCGGGGAAGAGGGCGCGCGGTGCAAGTATAACGATGATGGGGAGCTTGTGCCAGATGATGATACAGAGGTATTTGTAACCGAGCTATAACCAGCAAGCCGGACACTCTAGCAGGGTTGCACCGTAAAGCAGCCCCGCCCCACTACCAAAGCAAAAAACAGCATTAAGGAGCGTATAAAAATGAAAAGTTATAGCGATATTTTGGCGGCGCTGGAAGCGCGGAAAGACAAGAGCGCATAGGATAAGGGCGTGACGGCGTATGCAATTGATCTACTCGATCAATACCAGGAGCGGGCAGAATACGAGGGCCGGGAAGCAGCCAGCTGCAAGGAACTGGAAGGATGGCTGTTGAACGGTGCAAGCACCTGGAGCAAGTACAGCTGGGACGGCTCGGCGCTGATCTATAACAGCGACATTGCAAAGCGGCTTTGCAATCCGACCGAGCTCAAGCGCACGCACAACGGCGAGCGCCGCCCCAACAGCCGGGAAGAGTGGCTTGACACGCAAGCAAGAGCACTTGCACAAGCTGCAAAGCGGCTGATTGACGCCGCGTGCCGATAGCAACCCGCGACGCGGTGAAGATTCTATCGAACCTGCACCACCAACAACACAACAGGAGGTAACACACCATGACCCGCAAATATCCCAATGCCCGCGCGTTTGACATCCCCACCGTTGACAAGTCCTTGCGCCGTGATTTACTTTCTGGCGCAATCACGATAGAGCAAGCCCGCGAGGAGCTTATACAATACGGGTGGTTTCTCGGCGGCGAGAGCACAATAGACACATACCAACGCATTGGCCTGCTCCCTGAGATCAAGCGCACCTGATAACGACCCGCAAGGCCGACGCATAACGCGCCGCCGGTGCAAGCCCGGCCACCCTGCAAGGGGTGGGTGCTCATGGGTAACAAACACGATCACAAGCCCGGCACAAATTTACAGCGCGCACCCATCGCAAACAATGGCCGCCAGCCCGCCGGGGCGCTGGCATAAGTCCAACGGGAGCCGGTACACCTCCCCGCAAAACAGATTGTACCAGCCGCCCCACGAGAGAGGGCAGGAAAACAGCAGACGGTTAAGGGGGTTATAACATGATCTATCAAGCTAATAAGCGCCAATTTGGGGCGCTGGAAGGCCTTGCACACTGGTGTGCCGAGTATTACTATACTCTTGAGAGGTTCGGCGCGGATGATGCCGAGATGCCAGCGATCCGCAAGGATATGTCTTTTTGCATGGAGCGGTGCGATGCGCTGGGCGTGCCGTACTGGGCGCAAAATGCGGCCCTTGCATGGGCCGAGAATTGGAGGGCCACAAAAGCGGAGTATTTTGATACCGCGATGGCTAAGAGGGGGATCACCTGCAGCGGGGCCGCGGGCTGATTATTGCCCGGAGCTATTGCAATAGCGCGGGATAGATTGTAAAATATAGTTGCAGGGGGTGTTTTATATGCTGGTTGTTTTGTTCCTGTTAGCTTCTCCTTTTATCATTATTTTTGGCGTGATGCGC